ATCCTTGTGGCCACCGCGCGATGACCAGTCGGCGCGAACAGGTGCTCGATGCGATCAAGGCGTTGGTCGTGTCCGCGCTGCCCAACGCGGAAACCAGAAGAAATCTCGCTAAACCGGAACGCATTCCGCCGGGCGGGCTTGCGATCGTCCGCGACGGCGACCCCGGCGAGCCCGAGGTGCTGCTGTCGCCCCTCCTCTACGTCTACACGCACCGCATCCCGGTCGAGGTCGCGACCTACGAGACCTCCTCGCAGCCGCGCGAGCAGGTCCTCGACGAGATGCTCGGCGCGATCGGCGCGGCCGTTGCCGGCGACCGCACGCTCGGCGGTCTCTGCGACTTCATCGAGGCTGAAGCGCCGTCGACCGATGATGTCGAGACTGCGGGCGCTCGCGCCGGTCGCTGGGCCGACGCCGCCATCGTCGCGGTCTACGCCACGACCGACCCGCTGAACTGACTTCAAGAAATTCTCGGAGATTGCTGATGGCGCTGCCGCGGCCACTGCCGCCTGCTGCACGCGTGCGCGAATTGCTGGATTACGATCCAAACACTGGACGCTTCACATGGCGAGCCGGTCCAAAGTCCGGAACAACGGCCGGATCGATCGGCGGACGATACGTCCAGATCATGATCGGCAAGAAGAACTACTTGGCGCACCGCTTGGCGTGGCTTTACGCGCGCGGGTCTCCGCCGTCAGACGAAATCGACCACGTCAATGGCAACCCACGTGACAATCGGATCGATAACCTGCGGTTGGCTTCCAAATCGCAGAACGCCCAGAACCAAAGGCGGAGCACAAAGAATTCGTCAGGATTCAAGGGCGTGTCCTGGAGCAAACAAAAACAGCGCTGGCGTGCGGTCATCAAGGTAGGCAGCCGCAGCGTTCACCTCGGTTATTTCCGCGATGTGGCCGCAGCAGCCGAAGCCTACCGCGCCGCTGCCGACAAGTATTTCGGGGATTTCGCGCGTGCCGCCTAAAGCCACGCGCACACCACAATGGTCAAGAACCAGGAGTGAGAGATGGCAAGGGCACGAGGAGCCAATGCCTCCATGGCTGCCGCATTCGAGACGACCTACGGCACGCCGCCTGCGGCCGGCTACAAGAGACTTCCCTTCGTCTCTTCGGAAATCGGCGACGAGCAGAACCTGATCCCGAGCGACCTCCTCGGGTACGGCCGGGAGCCGCTGCCACCGAGCCGGGACGTAATCAATAATGAAGGCGATGTCGTCGTCCCGGTCGACCTGCGCAACTTCGGCTACTGGCTCAAGCTTCTCCTTGGCGCTCCGACCACGGTCGACAACGCCGGCGTCTTCACCCACACGTTCGTCTCGGGCGCGCTCACGCTGCCCTCGATGTCGATCGAGGTCGGCATGCCGGAAGTCCCGAGCTATGGGATGAACTTCGGCGTGCGCGCCAACGCGATGCGCATCCAGCTTCAGCGATCGGGTCTTCTCAACGCCACCATGAGCCTGATCGCGCAGGGCGAGACCAAGGCCGGTTCGTCCAGCGCCGGCAGCCCAACCGAGGCGGTGATCGAACGGTTTTCTCAAGGTCTGGGCGAGATCAAGCGCAACGGCACCGCGCTCGGGCAGATCGTCTCGGCCGAGCTGAACTATTCGAACAATCTCGACAAGGTGGAAACCATCAGACCCGACGGACGCATCGAGGACGCGGATCCCGCCATGGTCGGCGTGTCGAGCACGGTCAACATCCGCTTCGCCGATACTGTGCTGCTCGATCAGGCGGTCGCCGGAACGGCATGCGAGCTGTCGTTCGGCTGGGCAATCAACGCCGACAAGTCGCTCCTGTTCACCCTGCACGAAGTCTACCTGCCGAAGCCGAAGCAGCCGATCACCGGCCCAGGTGGCATCCAGGCGGCATTCGCATTCCAGGCGGCGGAAGACCCGGCCATGCAGAAGACGCTCACCGCCGTCCTCGTGAACGATGTGTCGGCCTATTGAGCCGCGCTCTCCACCCCTCAAGAGGTTCGCAATGCTCAAACTCGCGCTCGATCGCGAGCCGTTCTGGCTCGACCTGCTTCCCGGCGTCCGCGTGCAGTTCCGGCCGATCACGGTCGCCGCGATCCTGCTCGCCCGCACAGCGGCGGCCGAGGTGCTGCGCGCCGGCGGCGAGGATGCCATGGTAAAGGCCGGCGTCGCCTTCACCCGCTCGCTTGCTCAATCGGGCATCGCGGCCTGGGAAGGGATTGGCGACGCAGACGGCAACCCCGTCGAACCGACGAATGAAACGATCGACGCTGCGCTCGAGCTGTGGCCGGTGTTCGATGCCATCGACCGGCTCTATGTCGGGCCGGCGCTGCTGCAGGACGCCGAAAAAAACGTCTGATCGCCCTCGCCGAATGGCACTTCGGCGGGGGCGAAGGCTATTGCGCGGCGTGCCCGAACTGTTGCGCCACCTGCCCGTATCTCGAACACGCGCCTCAGACTCCGGACGGTATCGCCGCCTGGGCCGTGCTCAAGCGCGCGGCCGGACAGGTGCGCGCGGGAATAGGTGGCGTCTACGCGCTCGATTTTGGTGCAGTGCTCCTGCTCGCGGACGCGATGGGCGCGCTCAACCCGCTACTCGTCGAACTCCTCCCCGAGATCGAGCCGATCATCGTGCGCGCCTACGCCCGAGACTTTTAAATGAGCACGACACAGGTCTCGATTCGCCTCGGCGTCGAGGGCAAGGCGGAAGTCAAGCGCGCCTTCGACGAGGTCGGCAAGGCCGGACAAGATGCGTTCCGCGGCGTCGCGACCTCGATGGACGCGGCGGACGCAGCGGCCGACCGCGAGACGCAACGGCTGCAACGGCTGGCCCAGGCCGCGAGGCAGGCCGCCGCGGCCGACCAGGCGCAGCGCAGCTTCAATGCGGTCCTCGGGATCAGCACCGCGCCGCCAAAATCGGCGCGCGAGTCGGCCGAGGTGTTCGAGCAGACAGCGAAAGCTGCGGAAGACCTGCAGCGGCGAACCGATGCGCTGCGGGCACAGATCGATCCGCTCGGCGGCGCGCAAAAAAAGCTCAATGCCGAAATCGCGGAGGCCAACACGCTCTATAAGGCCGGCGCCATCACGGCCAAGGAACAGGCCGCAGCACACGCGCTCGCGCAGCAGCGCTACGAGGCGACCGCGCGGTCGCTTGGCAGCGTCGGCGGTCAGTCGCGCCTGACGGCCGCGCAGCTGACGAACCTGAGCTATCAGCTCAACGACGTCTTCGTCAGCCTCGCCTCGGGCCAGCGCCCCTTGATGGTGCTGATCCAGCAAGGTTCGCAGATCGCGCAGGTCATGGGTCCGGCCGGTGTGACCGGTACGATCAAGGGAGTCGCCCAGGCGATCTCGTCTATCGTCACACCCGCGCGCTTCGCGGCCGGCGCGATCATTGGCCTGGTTGCCGGCGCGGCAACCGCCTACGAAACCTTCCTGCGGCAACAGAAGCAGGTCGAGGCTGCGCTGGTCGGGGCCGGCCGCATCGCCGGCGCGACGGCCCACGACATCAATCGGATCGTGGCGGCGGGCGCGAGTGCGGGCAATGTATCGGTCGCCGCCGCGCGCGACACGGCGATCGCGTTCTTGCGAACCGGCAGGATCGGCAAGGAGCATTTCGAGAGCCTGATCGCCGTCGCCAAGAACTATGCCGTGACCGTCGGGACCGACGTGGACGGAGCGGTCAAGGCGCTCGCCGACGCCTTCGCCGATCCGGTCCGCGGCGCAGAGACCCTCAACAATCAGCTTGGCTTTCTTGACGACCGAACCCGCCAGTATATCCGCCGGCTGGTCGAGCAGAACGACCGCACATCCGCCCAGCGCGTCCTGCTCGATGCGATGCGCGGCAGCCTTGCCAATGCGGAAGCTGCGACGACCGCGCTGAGCCGGGCCTGGGACGCGGTCAAGCGCGCTGCTTCCAATGCTTTCGACGCAGTGGGCCGCGCCATCGACCGGGCGAGCGGCGGCGGGAGCCCGGAGGAGCAGCTTGCCCGGATTGAACAGCAGCTGGCTGCGCTCTCGCGCGGGGGCGGCGCGCCGTCCTCGGTGCTCGCCAACCTGCGGCGGCAAGCCGATGACCTGCGCGCCAAGATCGCCGACGCCCGTAGGCAGGCGGACATCGGCCGCATCGAGGCGGAAGCGCGCGAGCTCTCGCTCAAGGTGGGTGACGCGGTTCGCCAGGTCGTTCCCGGTGCCGAGACCATCCGGCAACTCGAAGGCTTACGCTCCTCGCTTGGCCGTCTGCTCGAAGACCCGCTTGCCGCGCGTCACGTCGACAATCTGCGGGACGTGGAGAACGCCTATCGGCGCGTGACGCAGGCGCTGCAGAGCTATTCCGGCGAAAACATCCGATTCCTCGACCCGCAGGAACGAAAGCTCCGCCTTCAGCAGATCGAAATCGCGCTGATCAACGCGACGACGCCGGCGCAGCGCGCGGCGCTCGAGGCCGAGCGCGCCCGCATCGAATTGATCGGCCAGTCGGTCACGCCGGAACAGGCTGCGCTCTCGATGCAGCAGGCGCGCAACCGGGTCCTGGCCGAGGCGTCAAAATTCGTGCGCGACTATGCGCGCGACCAGCAGTTCGCCATCGAGCAGACGCAGGCCGAAATCGCCTTCATCGGCAAGAGCGTCGAGGAGAAGGATAAGTTCCTTGCCCGCCTAAAGGCCGAACAGGACCTGCGCCGACAGGGCATTTCCGCCGCAAGCACCGAAGGGCAGATGATCCTCGCCAATGCCGGACGGCAAGCTGCCCTCAACGCGCAACTCGATCGCGCGCGCGAACTGGTGCAGGGCTGGCAGAGTGTCTTCGATTCATCGATGAACCGTGTCGCCGACCTCTTGGTGCAGGGACAGCGCGACTGGCAATCCTGGCTCGATGCCGGCCGCACGGCGATCGCCGACATTCACCGCGAGCTGCTCAAGCTCGCCGTGCTCAACCCGGTCAAGAACCTGCTGTTCGGAACGACTGCGCCGACCCTGTCGACGGCCGGCGGTCTCCTCGGCAGCTTGTTCGGAAGTGGCGAAGCGGGCCCAGGACCGATCGCCTCGGCTGCGCGCCTGTTCGGCTCGCCGATCTATCACCTGGGCGGTGTCGCAGGAGACGTGGCTCCGATGCGCTTCGTTCCGGCAAGCGTGTTTCGTGGAGCGCCGCGTCTCCATGACGGCGCGTTCCTTTCGCCCGACGAGGTCCCCGCCATCCTGCAGCGCGGGGAGCGCGTGCTCTCGCGCGAGGAGACGCGCCGCTATGCGGATCGCTCCTCCGCCGGTCAGCCAGTGGTCAATGTGGTGATCCAGACGCCCAGTCCGGCGGCCTTCCAGGCTAGCCGCACGCAGATCGCGGCCGATCTCGCGCGCGCCGTGCGCATGGGGACGCGCGGCATATAATCTTCTTCCAATTTTTGGAATTTCGTGCCAGAAGTGAACCATGATCGTGATCGGCACGGAGGTGGTGGAAAGCTACTTTGCCCACCGTGCCGGCCACAAAGGGATCAAGGCGGCGCGGTCACAATATGACGCCTGGCTTCATATTGTTGGCGGTGCGCAATGGCGGACGCCTGAAGATGTCAAGGCATCATATCCGAAGGCGAGCATTCTCAAAGGCAGTCGGGTCGTGTTCAACATCAAGGGCAATGACTACCGGCTGATTGCGCGCGTTCAGTATCAGGCGAATGTCATTGCGATTCGGTTCTTCGGCACGCATGCCGAGTACGATGAGGTCGATGCGGAGACGGTGTAATGGATGCAACCTTGATCGTCATCGACAGCGACGCGGAGCTTGCGCGCGCCCGTCGCCTGGTCGAGCGGCTCTGGGATTCGAATGATCCGACCGACCTCGCGCGGCTCGAGGCTCAGGCGCGCCTGATCGCCGCCTACGAGGAAGGCAAGTGGCCGCGCCGAGCGCCCAGCGTCCCGGACCTGATCCGCCATCTCATGGACCAGCATGGCTTGAAGCGCGCTGACCTCGTTCCGCTCCTTGGCACCCCGAGCCGGGTGAGCGAAGTCCTGAGCGGCAAGAAGGGCTTGAGCATGGCCATGGTGCAGCGCCTGCGTGCGCGTTTTCGGGTGCCTGCCGATGCGCTCTTGCCACCGCCGGGACGAGCGTCAGCGCGGCGTTCGGCTAAGCGCGCGGCCTGATCTCACACACTCGGCTTCTTGACATCGGCCTTCTTCCGCCGGCCGCGTGGTAGCGTGAGCGTGCCTTGCGCCGATTGCACGACCTTGCCGCCAACCGCGACCTCCGCGCGCTTGAACTGGTCTTGGGTCCATTCCGGAGCGTCGTCCGGGTCAGTCCAGGCGCGCTTGGAACCACGCTTCTTCGCAGGCATTGCATGTCCTCATTGAAATCAGTGACGACCGGCGTCACCCAGGCTCCAGCCATCATGGCCACGCGCGTTCGGTCAAGATTTCTGTCGGCACGCACATAGCGGCCGTTACCACCAACGACTGAAGAGCCGTGCCCTTGCCGTTCTTGGACATCTCATTCCCTCCGTTCGTCGCGCGCGGCGCAACTGGTGGACCCTCGTTCTCGACTAACATTGTCTCGCTCGCCTCGGGCGCCGAGGAGCGCAACATTCTTTGGGCGAACGCACGAGGCAAATGGAATATCTCGACCGGCATTCGCACGCGCGAGCAGATGCTCGACGTCATCGCGTTCTTTCATGTGGTGAAGGGCCGCGCCTATTCGTTCCGCTTCAAGGACTGGAACGACTATGCCGCGACCGACCAGCTGATGGTCGAGGTGACGCCCACGGTCTGGCAGCTGGTCAAGCGCTACGCGATCGGCGGGTTCGAGCATGTCCGCACCATCACCAAGCCGGTCGCCAGCACGATCGCGGTGAAAGTCGGCGGGGTGCCGACCACCCCGTCCGGCATCGACCACCTGACCGGACTGGTGACGTTCGCTTCACCTCCGTCCTCGGCTCCCACCGCCAGCTTCGAGTTCGACGTGCCGGTGCGGTTCGATACCGACCATCTGCCGGTGCAGGCCAACGCTTGGGATCAGCAGGTGGTCTCCCAGATCGACCTGATCGAGGTCAGAGAGTGAGCGATGCGCGATCTGACCGGCTCCATGCAGGAGAAGCTCGCGAGCGGGCTCACCACCTTCTGCCATTGCTGGCTGCTTGAGCGGACCGACGGGGTGAAGCTCGGCTTCACCGATCATGACGAGGACCTGACCTTCGACGGCGTGACCTACGAGGCGCTTGCCGGCATGACCGCCTCGGCCGTGACCCAGACGCTCTCGCTCAATGTCGACACCATGGATATTGCCGGCGCCCT